AACGTCGTAATGCAGTTCGTCGGGAAATAATGCTGTCTGTTCATCTGTTAATGACAGCGTTACCGTTCCAGTCGAACGGTTTGTGTAGGCAACTGTGAAGTCGGCGTATTTTGTGGCGCGGTCGGTGCTCCAGGCTTGGGAGGCAACGGTCCAGCTTGTCAGGTTTATGGCTGCCCCAGCACTGTCCTTGAACTGCAGTTGAACGCTGTAGTCAGCGCGTCGCTGCAGGGTGATGTTGTAAACACCAGGCGAGACAGCCATAACGCACCTCCTTAATTGGATTCTAAGGACTGATCTTCGCTGGTTTCAACCACTGGGGCGTAGGGATCAGCAGGCCAGACGGGGTAGTCGGCGCCGGTGATGTAGGCAGCTAGGGCGTCAGTGTCGGCGGTCGCGTTGATGGCTGTGACCTTGGTGCCGGTGGCGAGGCGGATGTCTTCACGCCAGGTCTTGATGGCGGGGTCGATGACGGTGCCGTTATCCGCTTCGCGGATGATCATCCAGTCGGTGGGCGACAGCAGCGTGCCAGCGGTTTGGCGTGTAGCGGCGGTCCACTGCTCGACGAGTTGAACGTGATCTTTGGGGATTAGGTGGCCTTCGGCGTCGTAGCCCCAGTAGAAGCGCTGGTCATAGGGCGTGGGATCGGGCACCTCGGTGATGCCGATGGCTTCCTTCTCCTCCAGCGTGGAGAGGCGCAGCCAGTTGGCGGGGTATTGCGTGCCGTCTGGGGTCTTAAAGGGGGTGTCAACCGCGAGGGGCTGACCATCGAGCAGGAAGGCCATTGTTAGCTCCGGTGAGTAGATGCCCGTTTCATAGGTCAGCGGGCGAGGGAATATTTAAAGGCAGACTCGCTGAATGCGGCATAAACGTGTGTTACGCCGTTATCATTGAATCCAGATATGTTATTCCGGATCTTAAATCCGTTAGACAAGAAATCAATGTCGGTGCTGCCTGTTTGCTCTGCGTTATTTAGGTTCGGAAACAGACGGGCAGTGATCGCATTTGAAGTCCCGCGGACAGCATCCATTACGTGCCAATTACCGGTAGTAGAGCTGGTCTTTATCAAGATCCACCGTGGCCTAAACCCACAGAACACAAACGGACCATCGCTGGACCCGTTGCCCCTGTAGCTGCCGAACTTGCTGAAGCCCGCGACTTCGGACCACAGGTAGGCGACGTAGGTGCCGGTGTTGGCATTGACCACAGTGGAGGTGCCGACAGAAAACACGCTGCTGGTAGGAGTTGTGTTGTTCCACACGCTTCCAGAAGTAGACCCTTGGGTTCCGTTTAAGTACATATAATTGCCGTTGCCCATGCTGACGTGATACACCCCCCAGTCTTCAGCGGCATCACGCCTTTTAACGACCATCCAGCTTGGCGCAACACCAAGCGAGTGAGCGATGGTGCGGGCAGTGCCGTTCCCCGTATAGGTCACAATGTCAAACCCCGGCGTGGCGCTTTCTTTCCAGTTCCAAGCGACGTAGGTGTCACCAGAATTGTTGGTTTCGCCAACGCTTGTTGTTCCTGTAGTAAAACCGTCGGAGTTGACACTAAGAATGTTGCTCTGCGTTTGCTCCGCATTTGTATTGTTTGTAAACAAGATTTTTGTCGCGCCAGAACCAAAGCCACGAACAGAATCAAATACGCCGTGGTTGAACGTAGTGCTTCTGGCCTTTGTCCAAATAAAGTCTGGCTGAAAACCAACGCCAGTAACAGAAACGGAACTGGAAGATCCGGTGTACGTCACAGCGTTGAAATACTGGTTCGGCTTCTTAATCGACGGCTCGGGCAGGTTCTGCGTGTTCAGCGCCACGAAGCCCGACGGCGGGGTGTAGGCAAAGGGGCGTTGGCCTGCGTTCAAGGTTGCAAATGTTCCGGTAGTTGTGCCAGCTCCACCGTATGCCGCAAATACAACGGGGACAGTAATACCAGTAAACGCCGCACCTTGGCTCACTCCATTTTTGTAAAATGTAAGAGATCCGGCGTCTGCATCGTAAGCAACACCAATAATGTCATTGGCTACCCAAGAAGCTCCGTATGCCGAGTCACTATTGTTTGTTCGTTTGTTCCCAGTGCTGACATAACCCCACCCATTAATGGTGCCAAACGCGTCATTAGCACCTGCTGCAGTGAAACTTAGCGTTGCCGCTGCAATACCAACAACCGCCCCAATTTGTCCCATAGAAATTTCGCAATACCATTTGCCCGATGACATCGCAAAATTACCCAAGCAACTGCGTGCGTTGGGAACGTCGAATTTCAGATTTCCATCAAAGTTGCTTCCAAAGATGCTTGAACTGAGCGGGTTCCAGGTGCAGTAATTCCCCCTGCCATTACCGCCATCGGCGTAGGGCGTTGGGGTGTCGATCATGCTGTCGTTGCCGGAGCCAGCGGTCACGCTGAAGTTGTTGGGCGTCCAGTTGTTGCCGTTGCCGCTGCTGTCCTTGCCCAGTGTGGTGCTGGTGGTGCCGGAGTTGTCCGAGAAGTTGAGGTAGAAGCCGTTGGTGCCGTAGGTGCCGGCATACTTCTTGGGCTTCCAGACGCCGGTGATGGTGTCGGTCTCGCCAAAGCTGCTGGGGGTCAGGGCTTGACCGTCGATGAAGTTGATCTCGGTGAGGTAGCCGTCAAGATAGCCAGAGCTTGAAAAACCAACTGATCCGCTTCCAATGCGGTGGTCGTTTGTATTGTTAATTTCAAGATCGAGATTTTGTGCAGGGTATGTTGCAGTTGTAAAGACAGTAATTTGAGTCCCGTTGACGTAAATCTTTACCCGGTTAGTGTCTGTTGCTTGGGTCGTGTCCACAGCCAAGGTGATGTGGTACCACGCAGATGAATCGCGAAATACTTGTGTTGTGCTTAAACGAAACGTATGAGTACCTGTGTAGCGGGCAAACGTTAGACCATCGGTAACGTTATCTTGAAACTGCAGATAAGTGATTATGCCGCTCGAACCTGCAGTGAAGGTTTTGTTTTCGTCTCCAAATTTTGAGCGTTTTACCCACCCACTCCAGGTAAATGTGCGCCTATTTCCCGCACTCGCCGGAGTCCTATTGAGGTACGCCGAATCCGCCGAGTTGAACCGCAGGCTGCGTTCGATGCGGTAGCCCTGCGAGCCGGCGAGTAGAAAATTGGCGCTTCCGGGAACTCCCATGTCTCAGCTCAGGTTCGTGATCAGTTGGGCGTGGATGCTGGTGCTGCTGCGGACCGCGTAGACCAAGCAGTCCACCGCCGACAGCGTGCTCGTGACAGAAGGGGCGGTGCCGCCACTGAAGTCCCAGTAACTACCGAACGCCAGCGTATAGGCGGTGCTGGCATCTTGTGTGATGAAGATGACACCACTTTGGCCGGCGGTCAGGTTGGTCGGGTTCGCCAAGGTGGCGTTATGCCCCAAGGTCAGACTGAAATTGTTGGCCAGCGAAAAGTCGGGAGTGACGGTGCTGGCTGAGGTCAGGGCAGTGATCGCACCACGCTGAGCGGCGGTATAACTCTGCGCCAAGCCGAGCAGCGGCACCGTACCAGTGGCATCTGGCAGCGTGATCGTGCGGTCTGTGGTTGGGTCCGTGACCGCCAGTGTGGTTTCGTTGCCGTCAGCGGTGCTGCCCTCAAATACCAACGAACCAGCGGAGCCAATCTCAAGGGCGCCGGTGATGGTGCCGCCCGCCAAGGCGAGATAGGTGCTGGCTGCGGAGGTGGTGGTCAGCAGGCCGAGGTTGGCAGAGGCCAGTGTGCCAACTGTCACCCACGCGGAGTTGGCGGCATTGCGGATCTTCAGCAAGCCGGTGGTCGTATCAGGCCACCATTGATAGGCGTAGGCGGGGGTTGGTTCAGTGGCGCCGCTGTTGTTGGTGGCGATGGCGCCCAGCGCACCATTCAGATCAGAACGGACAGCAGCACCTGTGCCATTGCTGATCACATAATCGTGCTGTGCCACAGCGTCAGGCGCAAGTCATCTTGTAGAAGTTTAACCGGCTCGCCCGTATCCGCTAGCACTCCAGGTGAACTGGCGCGTTACGGGATTGTTACTGGAGTCGTAGAAGCTGATGGTGAAGCCGGTTCCGGTGACGGCGCTGATTTGGAAGTAGTCGCCAGCCTGCAGGTTTTGCGCCGTTATGCCGACGCTAGGCAAATAGGCATTTAAGCCGCCGATGCTGGCCGTCCCAGTAAAGAACGGGTGGGTGAAGGTCACGCCGGTATTGGTGGTGCCGGAGATGGCGGCGACGCTTTGCTCGGTGCGGCGTTGGACGCTGGCCAGATAACCCAGCTCATCCACAAGGATGTTTTCGGCAATGTCGTGACTGGTCAGTGTGGTGCGGAACTGGAAGCCACGGCCACGGAAGGTGCCATTAACGAACGGCTGCCATGCGCTCCAAGTCGGACTGCTGCTGGGGTTGTCGGTAGTGCTGCGGAGTTCAAGGGTGGCGTTCACCGCGTCGATCACACCGCCGTCCCAGTCGCTCCAGGTGTCTACTTCGGCCAAACGGCTGTCAATTAGGTCGCTGGGAAAATAACCACGGGTGACGAAGTAACGGCTGAAATCAACGGAGAACGTGTTGCCAAAATCAACGGTGTTGGCGAAGTTGTAACTGCCGGAACTTTGAACGTCACCAATCACGTCGAACGTAACCATGGCGTCCACGTCAAGCACGGTGTCAAATAATTCCGAGCCATCCAGCGTCAGGGCGTCAAATTCGTCGCTGTAGAAAACGTTGGTGCGCGTACCTTGGAATGGTGGCGCGTCTTGATCTTCGCGGCGGTTGATTAGCGTGAGCGGTGCCAGCGTGTCGGGCAGGTCGATGATGATGCTGGTTTCGCTGGCGCTTTGGCGGCCTCCATCGTCCTCAAACTTGACCAGCACCTCGCCTTCCACCAGCGGGATGATGGCCTCGGTGGCGCTGCCGGATTTGGCGGGGATTAGGTCAACGCTGTTGCTCCAGCTAGCCGTGCCGTCGGTCAGGTTGCTGTGGCGGATGTGGATTTTGCCGCCGACCTTCACATCAAGATCAACAGTCTCGTCCCAGCGCAGGCGACCGGAGTTGGCGTTGATGGCCTCAAAACTTAGGTTTTGGACGTTGCCGGGGACAGCGGTTTTGCCGACAAGCGAAAATTGCGCGGTTGCAATCGTGCTGCCTTTGTTCAGGTAACTGTATGCCTGAATTTGGATGTATAGCGTTCCGGGGCGTGTATCAAGAATTTTTGTTGATGGTGATGGTGTATTGATTTGTTGCCAGTTGTCATTGTCGATTCGATATTTGATGCGGAACTCAGAAACACGTTCCTTGGGGCTGATCCAGCTAAGACTGAAGCCTGAAAATACACCTTGCCCGTCTTGGTAAAGGTATTCAGTGCCGCTAATGCTGCTGACCGGATCAGGTGGATCGCTGAGGTTACTGATGTCGCGGGTGGTCAGAGTATTGTCGCTTTCAATCGCGTTGTAAATGCTGCTGTTGTACTGCAGGGCGGTGACGCCGTAGATGCCGTCTTCCGATTCAGCAACATTAAGAACGCGAAACTGTTGTGCTTCGATGTCGCTGGTTTGGATGAGCCAGATTGCGTTGGCGTTGGGGGCTTCGCTGAAGGCGCTGTTGACTGTAATAATGCGGCCTGAAATGTTAACAATGGTGCGTGTTTCAACCAAGCCGGTTGGCATCAAGACCGAAATAGTTGGGCTACTAGATACGTTGACGGTCAGACTGTTGTTGTCGATGGTTATTGCTGTTGTGGTTGCAGAACTGACGCGACCGCTGCGACGTGTACCCGTCTTCATCGGGTCGGCAATGTCAATCACCATTCCAGGGCGCAGGATGATGCCGCTGTCGATTGACACCGAGAAGGTGACAGTTTCGGTTAGGTTTTGTTCGCTAAGGAGTGCCCATTTACCAGCGCGGTGAGCTTGACCTTGGCTGTAACAGCCCAAGGCTTTGATGTCTTTGTTGATGATGCCGTATTTGGCTACAGCGTCTGCATCTTCGATGTATTCGTACTCAACTTCGCCAAGAGTGTCGTAGGACTGCCAAGCAACAGTGGCGACGCTGTGGCGGGCTTTTTGTGATGTGCCGCTGTAGATAAAAAGACCATCAACAACGTTGCTGGGTCCCAGCAGATATTGCGAGTCGGTGGGTTTGTCCTGCTGGAGGACGAGCGAGCCGGCGCCGTAGTACGCGATACCACGGAACAGACTGGTCATCTCTTGGATGACGTTGTAAACCTCGTCGCGGCTGTTGATCAACAGGTTGCAGGAGAAGCGTGGTTCCAAGCCACCTTTGCCGTCGTCAACAAGGGCGTTGCAGTATTGGCTGATGGCGTAGAAGTCATAGCGATCCAGGCTGCTGGTGGGGATGCTGGCGCCGTAACGGGTGTTGGTCAGCAAGTCCCACAAGCACCAAGCTGGATCGTTACACCAAGTTGCGGCGCCGAAGGTGCCGTCCCAGACGCCGGAATAGGTAACGCGACCCAGGTAAGTGGTGGTATTGACGGTGGCGTTGCTGGGCAGTTGGATTTTTTGTCCGCGAATCAGATACTTGCGGGTCGGGATTGAGTCGAACTGGCGGGAATCAAACCGCAGATAACAAAGGGCGCTGTTGGGGTAGCGCAGTTTTTCGTCGATAATTTCGGTGTAGCTGAACCAGTAGGTTTGGTTTTGGCGTTTGGTGCTCGATTCGTCGGCGCTGACGCGAATGACTTTGATGTCAACGGGGAATGCGCCAGACAGCGGGATCATGTAGTCGCGCTGATAGCGGTTGCTGGTTTTGCCGCTGATCGTGTCGTCTACAACGGTTGTATAGCCGCCGGCGTTGTACTGGACTTGGATGCGGACTTGGACGCTGTGGCCAACAATGTCGCCGTCATCTTCGATGATCTGCAGTGATGGGACCTGCAGCGTGACGCGCACACGATCCACATCGGAATCGGTGATGGTGCGAACAACTGGCGTGGCATTAACAACTTCAACGTTGACGCCTTCCTCGCTTTCGGTGCCATTCGCGTTGCTGATGTAACTCTGGGCTTGCGTGCCAGTGCGGGTGACGACTGTGTAGCCCTCGAAGTTGGCGTTGTTGGCGGCGTCGCGGACGGGTGTGCCTTCCAGATAAATACCCTTTTCGCCGTTTTCGATGCCGTCAATTTCGCCTTCGCACAGCAGATCCAGCACGCTGGCGTATTGAACTGACTGGAGTGAGTCGTCGGCTTCTGTTGGGGTGCGGCTGGAGCCACCGCCACCACCGCCGCCTTTACCGCCGCCACCGCCTCCGCCGCCAGCACCAGCAATGCCGAGACCTAGGCCGGCATTGTGGACGCGGATGTTGTTGGCGATGAAGGTGTGGTGGCCTTCGACCGTCAGGTTGTAGACAGTGCCAGTGCAGAATTCGGTTTTGCCGACGATTGGGCGCAGGTGGTTGTTGGCATCAACGAGGCAGTCGTCGGAACCGAGCGTGTCGATTTCGACGAAGGTATTGAACTGGTTGAGGACCCAGTGGTTAGGGGTGGCATCAAGATGCTCGCCGCCCCAGAGCGTGTAACGAATGACGCGCTCGCCTTCGTGTTCGTGGACTTTGAGGATTTTGGCTTCATGCAGTTTGCCCTCGTCGTCAAAACTCAGGACAAGATCACCGGCCTGCAGCTCGTCAATGCGGCGCGTGCCGCCGGGAATTGCAACAAGAGTGTGCCCTAGGAAGCAACCGCCACCGCCACCACCGCCAGAGCCAACAATCCGTGTCATATCAGTTGGTCAACATCAAGGCCGCTGGAGAGAACAGCGGAGCCAACAAATACACGCCCATAGGCGATTGGCACGGGCAAACCTTGCTTGGCGGTGTTAACGATGCCGGAAAACGTAAAAGACTCAAATTTTGCCGCGTCGCGCCCTCGTTCAAACGACGCAGAAGATTGCACCGGTGCAGGTGAAATTGCCTGGGCAATGCCTCCAAGAACAAGCGACGCTCCTACTAGACCCAAGGTTGTAGAGATAGTTGCGGCTGTAGCACCCGAAAAAATGCCAGCGCCTAAACCTAAAAAGCCAGCACCGGCTGGACCGGCGACAATAGCCAGCGCAATAAGGCCGATGCCTGCAAAAATCTGTCCTGCGCCTTGGCCGGCACCAGCAATTACAGGCGTAATACTGAAAACTTCGCGCTCACTAAATGGTGCCGCAATCAAAACTGCGTTTTGCTCAGTAACTTTTTCTCTGCCGATTGTTACGCGGTAGCCAACACCGTCTTGCTCGCTATCCAGCAGCCACTTTTCAAGGCCGGGAAAGTTGACGCAGAGTGCCTTGAGGGCTTGGGCAGGCGTGTCGGCTTCAAACTGGAAGCGGCACTGGCCGAGCTTTTTGCGGAGTGCGCCGTAGACCTTAACGACTTTCATGCCGCAGGACTCGGGCGGTGCTCTTCAAATAATAACCGCCGTACAGATCACGGCTACTGAGTCGGCCTTGTAGGTGGTGCAGAATCAACTGGTCGCCCAAGTAGACGGCAGCGTGGTTGGGCAGCGGTGACTGGAGCTGCATCAAAATCGCGTCGCCGTACTGCAGTTCTTCCAAGGGGATTGGGTAAAAACCCTCGTTGGCGAAGTTGTCTAGGTATAAATTCTCACCCTTGAGCCAGAACTGGTCGCGGCGGTCGTAGTCGCTGAGGTTGAGGCCGAATTCGCGGTTGTACCAGTCGCGGCAGAGGGTGTAGCAGTCCACAACGCCGAAGACGAATTCGCGTCCCACGTAGGGCAGCTCGAAACCCTCGGGCTCGCAGTAGCCCCACTGTTCGGTCTGAGGGTTGACGATGTGCCAGGGCAGGCCAGATTTTTCGCAGGCAACGCGGTCAGCTTGGGATGGGGCGTGGTTGGTCTTCGGGTGGCTATGTACCACCGCCACGATTTCGCCCTGTTCCTCGGCAGCAACGTAGTCAGCCGGGTCCAGCACAAAGTGTTCGTCTGGTGTTTCGGCCATGTTGCGGCAGGGGAAATACCGTTTGCGGCCTTTGACCACGGCGACCAGACCGCAGGATTCCCTTGGAAATTCCGCCTTGGCGTGCTCCAGGGCAGCTTCTTGGATGGCTTTGCTGAGTTTCATTGGGTCAGACCGGCGCCGGGGAAGGATCCGAAGGGCAATTCAGCGACTTCGCCGAAACGTAATTTGCAGGAGCTGAGGCGTTTGCCGCATTTGTCCTGTGCCAGCGTGCCCACCACGTTGTCGTTGGCGTCCCAGTAGTTGCTGCCGGTGTAGCCGCACTCGGTGCTGCGGTAACGCCACTGGCAGATGTTGGCGATGATCTGGCGCTTGGGGATCATCACGCCAGCGAGGTCGAATTTGCTGGCCAGCTCGAAGCTCACAGAGTCGCGGTTTTCGCTTGCTTTGCGGTCCACGTACCAGACCTCATCGGGGAATTTGGCATGTGGGTCGGCGGAGGTTTCGCCGTCTAGGTATTTCTTGAGGGTGCGGATGCGTTTGACGGTGGCGCCACCGAGGTCGTTGCCGGGTGTGGTGGCGTTGACCAGCAACAGCAGCGTGGTCATGGTGCCGTCCAAGTTGCTGATGGTCAGTGTGGGGCGCGGCAGCGTGCCGGTGTTGCTGTATTCAAAACCGTCGGCCTTGACGGGCAGGCGGGTGTAGGTATTGCCGTTCCAAGTGATGTTGCCGGTGACGTTGGCGTTGCAGCCGTTGTGCCAGCGATAGGTGTCACTGCTGCCGTGCAGGGCGCTGTCAAGCGTCATCTCAAATAGTTCGATGATGGCGCTCGGTGCCAGCGCGGCCAGTTCTTCGTAGACGCTGCTGATCGCCGTCCAAACAACCGTGCCATCGGTGATGGTGCTGCCAATGTCGGTTGGCCAGGCGGGTTGGGCGCTGGAGCTGGTGCCAGCTGTGGTGCATTGGAAGACGAGGCCGGATGCCTGCAGGCTGGTGGCGCGGACAATCGCGCCAACGGCATAAGCGGTTGAACTGGCCCAGGCTGAATACGCCATCAGGGTTCAAATACTTGTTGGAAGGTGACGTCGATTTTGCTGCGCTGGAAATCGTACATTTCGCGGGTCCAGCTGGGGCAGATCCACTTGTAAGACGTGGTGGTGTCGGGTGGGGTCCAGTCAAAACTGGCGTTGTCGGCGGCGCGGTCGTTTAGGAAGGTTTCGATGATGTCGGCGTCAGCGTCGGTGACGTTGAAGCTGAGGCGCCACTCTTTCGGATTTTGGTTGAGGCCGTAGGTCAGGCGCTGTTGGTAGCCGTCGCCGAATCGGACCGTGCGGACATTCGGCTGACTGCTCTTGTTGGCCGAGTAGGTCGGGTTGTAGCTGGGGAAGGTGGCCATTAGGCGAGCAAGCCTCCGGGGCGTTTTTGTTTGATGAGTTCTTGCTGGACCGCGATGCCGATGGCTTTACCGAGCTGGTTGGCCTGGTTGCCATCGCCTTGCACACTAGACCCGCTGGCGTCCACATTCACCACGACGTTGGCGCTTCCCATTCCAAGGCTGTCGTTGGGCACGATACCGCCGCTGCGGCCTGGGACGAACAACTCGGGGCCTTTTTCGCCGACGATGTAGGGCGAGCCAGCAGATACAGGACCGCCTGCTGCTCTAAATCCAATAGGGCCAACCCCAAATCCGACAGCAGGATTTAATTTGCCCGCAGCGGCCGTAGCACCCCCAAGACCCATTCCGCCGCCGGGGAAAAGGTTAAGGACACTGTTGAGGATCGTCATTTCGATCCACTTGGCGATGATCTGGGCCGCCATGTCAAGGAAGCGGTCGGCCACGCTTTGGAAGAAGCTGGCGAGGGCTTCCTGGGCGGTCATGGCGCCAGAAATGACGCCTTTGAACGAGTCACTGAACGCTGCGCCTATACCCTCGGCGGCTGTTGTTATTTGCTGTATAGGATCTAACAGCGTATTTAGTTCACCTTTAACACCTATAAAGGCGTTTTGTAGACGCTTTTCTGGAGACTGTTCGGCCGTGGCTCCAGCTATTGCAGCGCCTCTAGCAGTACGCAATCTATCTCTACGCTCTATTAAAGATTCAAGCAAGGCTTGTTGATTAAACAAGGTTTCGTTTTCTGCTTTTAGCGCTTCGAGCTCTGCAATTTGTATGTTAAGAGCCCCCACTGCGGGATCATACAGCTGTTCGATCTTCGCTAACTGCTCGCTAAGTGCTGGAATTGTTCCGTTCAAAATGCTGTCATTGTACGTTGCTTGGTAAATAATCAAATCGTTTTGCGCCTTAACCATCTGGTTAAGCGGTGCAATAAAAGCCTGTTCAATACTTGCAAGCAACTGCAACCTATTACGATCTTCGTCTGTAAGTTGTTGGGCTGTTTGCAGTAATTCTTGATACGCAGCAATTTGGCGGGCCACGGAATCGTTTGCTGCATCTATACCGCGTGTATCCGCACTCAAAGCGGGTAGCGCACCCATGCCTGGGATTTTGGATGGCACCTGAAGAAGTTTTTGTCCTTGCGCGGCTTGTGCTTCAGCCGGGGCTAAACGAGCCAGTGCAACGTCGTTAGCTTTAATTAGTGAGTTGTAAAATTTTTCGGCGTCAGTCGTTAATTTGCCTTGTGCCCGAACCAGTTCACGCTGAACTTTGGTTTGCTCTGTATCTGCTTCAAGCTGGGCGCGTACTTTAGCCAGCTCTATTGATACCGCTGCTATTTGACGCCTGTAATTTTTAATGGATATTTCTTCGTTCTCTCGGTTAATATCTTTATTGATTCGTGCAATTTTTACGGTGTTATCGTAGTTTGTGCGTGCAATAGTTTTGGCAACATCTAATTTATACCTTTCGTTTTCTACATCAAATTTTAGCATTTCTAGCTTAAACTGTCGTTCATTATTGGCGGCCTCGTTATTTATTTCTGCCAATCCAGTTCTATAGTCATCTACTGCGTTCATCAGAGTGGTAGCCGCATCTGCACCTGGAGCAGCCATAAGTTCGCGCTCTTTTGAGGCATTTCTGGCTATTTCAATACGAATATCGCCTTGCTTTTTCAGCAGTTCCAGTTCTTTTCCTAAAGCTTGCACCTGGGTGTCGAACGCTTTTCTTTGTAGCTGCTCGGTCAAGTCAAACTGTTGACGTTGTAGCGCCAGCACCATATCTGCATATTGCTCCGCGTACTGTCTTTTTTTATCGTTTAAAGTTCTCTCCAGCTCGGCCAATTCTGTGTACAACTTTTCGCCGTCTTGTAGCCGGGCAGTCAATTCTTCATTACTAAGTTTGATGTTTGTCTGAGTTTGTTTTTTAGCAAGTGCTTCGTATTTTGCGATAATCGGCTTTTGCGCTGCTTCTCCTCCGCTTAAAGAAGCAAACATTTCTTTTTGGAACTGCGCTGCTTGTTCTGGCTTTAAGTTTTTTGTTATAGTATTTACGTTTGATTGTGATGCGGTAGACGGGGCAAATTTAAGTACGTCAGCAATAAACTGTAGCAAGCCGGCTAAGGGACCTGCTAAGGCTACTTGCAGTTGAAGATTTAAGTCTGCCCATGCTCTGTTGAGCTTAGAAGATGCGTCACCTAAATTTTGAAGACTTGCTACGCCTTCATAACCAATTTTTTTGTTCAGCTCTTCTTGAACAACTTGGAGCGCCAGGGAGGACCGTCCGGCTTCCGCGTATTGCTTTGCCAGAAATTCTGTTTCTTTAGATGAGAAGAGCGCGCTGTCGCTCATGTGCTGGATTGTTGTATCCAGCGTCCGCACAGCTTCACCAGCGACACGCGCACCAGCAATAACACGGTCCACAATCGTGCCGATTGCACTGGTGACAATCGACATCATGGGGTTGCCGGGAATAAAACCGCCGGCAAAGCCGCCTACAACAGCGCCAGGGCCTCCTCCAAACAACAGCGGAAATGCACCACCAATTAGTGCGTTCTGAAGAGCACCTCCACGATTATCTTTGCTGGCAGCCCCGGCACCACCGCCTGGAGCAGGAGGTTTTGTTCCGGGTGGTTGCGCTCTTTGTGTATTTGCAATAGCTTTACGCAACAGCAATTCGTTGCGAAGCCCGTTAAGAATTACGTCAATCTGATCTAATTCTGCTTTGGTTAGTTGGGCGCCTTCTGACTTGAGCTTGTTGTTAAGAGTTTCTAGGTGGTTAATTTCATGGTCGACTTGTAGCCCTTTAGCTTTGTACTCCAGAGCTTTTTGCTCCAGGATCAGGCCGGATCCAATTATGTTCTGCAGGCGTTTCTGCAGAGTTGTCTGGGTGTTAAGAGTTTGCTCTGCGGCTTTAGCTGCTGGGGCTTGAATCCCGCCTGTAGCCATCCAAGCAGCAGGAGATCCGGGGACAGGAGGAAGTCCTCCCGGACGTCGCCCGAACGTACTTTCAGCTGCCCCAGCAGTCATGGAGCTAGGGCGCATCAGCGCCTCTTCAGCGCGATTTTTGCGTTCGTACGCAATGCGTTGGTTTCTGAGTTCTACCGTTAAACGTTTAGCGACGTCCAGTTCGTTATTAGCTAAAGCCTCGCTGGCTTGCGCCAGTCGATTCTGCAGGTCTTCTTGCTGTGTTTCTTTTAACTTTGCCTGGACAATCTGTTGACCAGTTATAAGCTGCCTGTATTCCAAATCGGCTGCCTGCTTTGCAAAATTAGCGCGTTTTTGAAAAGCAGCTACGGTGTCTAACCGCGTTGCTGGACCGGCAGCAGAACTAATCCCAGATGTTTGTCCCGCAAGCCGGGCGGTACTTAAACGAGCGCCAGTACCCGCAATGGCTTCTTCTAAAGCCCTAAAGTCGTTTGAACCAATTTTTACAGTGTTTAATACATTTTCTAGTGCAGCTTGGTAAAAAGTTAGACCTTCTATTGTATCGGGTATACTTTTGCCCAGTGCTACTACGTCCTGCACATTCATACCGCTTACTTTCATATTTACACCAAACGCTTTTGCTTGAGTTCGGGCAAACTCGTTAGATACTTTGTTTGCGGCTACAACTGCATTTCTATACTGGTCTGTGCCAACGGTAGCGTTGTTAGCAATACTACGAAAAGTACTTAACTGCGAATTGAGTCCTGCTAAAGTTTTAGAGTACATATTTATTGTCTGTTCTGTTCCCCCAGCTGTTATTTTGAACTGCCGCGCACCTTCTTTTGCGCCGGCAAAACTTGCGACGAGATTTTCTAAATTTTTCTTGAGTTCTCTTGTTTTTTCGCTGCCTACCGCTTGATCGAATATGTTTCGTTGCTGTTTTATGCCTTGAATAAGAGTTTGTATTTTGCGTGCGCTACTTTCCAGCTGGTCAAGAGCCTGTTGACCTTTAACGCTTACTTCGATTACAGCGCCGTAGTTTGCCACAGATCGACGTTGAAGCCTTGTACAGCAGTCTACGCGCTAAAAAGCCGCCGGGGTTAGCGGCGGCGTTTGGCTTTGTCGAGTTCCTTTTGCTGGTCCTCGTTCAGGATTTGGAAGTAGGCGCTCCAGCCGAGCAATTCCTCGGTGGTCATCGTGGTGCTGATTTCGGAAAGGGTCTTGCCTAGCTCTTTGGCAACTCCGAATTGGAGCATGAGCCAGTTGTCTTTCCGAAGTTCGGCACTCAGGATTTTGGGTCGATGGGCTCCGCGTCGTCGGTCAGGATCGCCAGCATCAGGGCTTGCAGGTCCTTGTCCTTGACTTCGTTCTTCAGGACGTCGATTTCGCCGGGGCTGAAGATCTTGGCGCCAGTGTCGTCCAGGGCTTTGGTGATGAGCAGCTGGAGGGCGAAGGCGTTGGCGTCGTCAGACTTGGCCTGTTTTTGGGCGCGTTCGCGCTCGGCCATGGTCAGCGGGGTCACCCACATCTCAAAGTCGCTGCCGTCGCTAAGCGTGACGGTCTTTTTGGTAGGCTCCAGGTTGGCGGCCTTGCGGAGGCGGTCAATGGCGCGGACGGGAACAGGCATACAAAGTGCTTGTTTATCGTTTTAATGTAGCGGACTAGACAGCAAAAAGCCCCAGTTGCCTGGGGCCGTGTGCTGATTTTGAGTTGGATCAGGACTGGGAGAAGTCGAAGGTGGGGGTGCCAGCGGGGCGGAAGTTGACGGTCACCGATTGGGCGTCGTCGGGGTTGATGTTCAGGCTGGCGGAGGTCAGCACAGCGTCGAAGCTGATCGAGCGG